GGTTCTGCGGATGGCAGTTCCAACTCTTTCTCTGCGTGTCTCCAGACATCGGGATAGAAGTCATGGATGTACTCTGCGATATTCAGCTTATGATGGTCATCTGGCTGTGCGGATGGCAAGTTCTTAATGGCATCAAATGCCGCTTTTCCTGCCCACTTCCATTCAAGCGCATCAATCGCCGCCTGTCTGCTGATTAAATCATTCATCGGTTCTCCTTTCCATTTTTGCCCGACTACAGAAATCATCTTTTTCGTTATAAAATGTCACCCTGTCACAACCGAAAAGACCTTCAAAGTTATACATACAATCCTCACACCGAATGATTTCTGGCTGTGCGGATGGCAGATTTTCAATAACATTTTCGAATAACTTATACCTAATCCAACAACCGCTATCCCATCTCTGCATTTCAGTATCAGTTTCAAACGCTTGATGGTACATAGCGTCTCTTAATGCTTGTCTGCTGATTAGATCACTCATTCTGTTCTCCTTTCACCATTCACAAGGTATCTCGAACAACACTTTGTTGAGTCGGATTATTACATCTCCGATTGCGTCCAGCGTGTATTCCTCTTTGTTCTCTGCCTTAGCGATTCCCCCGATACCTCTGCCATTTGTCCATTTTCTGACCACAGATGCATCGGTCAATTTAACCTGTGCCTCGGTTCTTTCTGCCTCTGTCCCAATAACTATCCATCCATATTCACATACAAAACAAGTTTTCATTTCCCTTTCTCCTTTTCAAACAAAAATTAAAATTCTCTGTATATCGTTGCCGTAGCCGTCGCCGTAGCCGTCGCCGTCGCCGTCGCCGTAGCCGTAGCCGTAGCCGTAGCCGTTGCCGTTGCCGTAGCCGTTGCCGTAGCCGTCGCCGTAGCCGTCGCCGTAGCCGTTGCCGTAGCCGTTGCCGTTGCCGTTGCCGTAGCCGTTGCCGTCGCCGTAGCCGTTGCCGTTGCCGTTGCCGTAGCCGTAGCCGTTGCCGTTGCCGTTGCCGTTGCCGTTGCCGTAGCCGTTGCCGTTGCCGTTGCCGTACACGGTCCTATTGATTTCAATATCTGTCAACTCTCTGATGATTCTCAGGTCAGATGCTGCATTCTTGTGCCCATCAGTTTCAACTGTGCCTGATGCTTCAACCTCGAAAAAACGATTTCCCTCTTTTTTGTCGTAGAAATCAAAGACATCTATCAACCTTTCACAGAAGTGCAGTCCGTTCTTGCACACTATGATATCTCCATCAACATGATAGGATTTCCCTATCTCAAACTGCATTCCCCGACAGGTCATGTCAGATTCCATCCCTTTATAGCCTTTCACTTCAGTCTCCTTTCGTTCACCACGATGTTGCTCATTCTTTCATCTCCTTGCTCTTGGTGGATATTTGTCTGCTAATCCTGTGACTATCGAATGCAAGTGGGTCTTTAGTTTGGGTTCTTCGTATATCGGAATTAAAAATGCCCATTCTGCCTCTGGCGATTTCGATATGTTTGCCCCTGGTGGATAATAGGCAATGTTTAAATAATAATTTGCTCCATCAATCCACGGCATCACCCGAACCTTATACCCAGCTATCCATTTATCAATGTTCATCCTCGCACCTCCTCACCAGCAGGTAGCGATATCATACCAGTACCATCCGCCAAGTCCTGTATCGCAGACTATTCCTGTGCCAAGCGATGTCTCTACTATTGAGCCTTTCGGCATCCAATCGTAGTCCGCCGCGCACATGACGTACGGCCCGAACATCTTTACTCCGTCCTCGCGCACCCAGTATTCATAGTCATAGCCAAGACTGTGCATCCACTCGACCACGCCTGACATGTCCAAGTTGTAGTAGGTTTCCATGACTCCGTAAAAATAGTTGACGCCTGCATCCGGCGTGAGCACTCCGCTTCCGCTCGGATAATCATATCCACTATATGTGACCTCACGTATAGGCGGCACATAGTTTGCGTCGATCCATGCCTGCACCTCTTCGTAGCGATCACCAAGGTATGCCACACGCTCATCTCCGTTGATGCCTTGGTTCAGTACCAAATCCGCGAGTTCCTCGACGGTATAGGATGGTATTGTCGTTTCGGTTTCTTCAGTAGCCACCACAGTAGTGGCAGGCTTAGTAACAGGCTCCACAGTAGTTTCTTCCTCATCATGCACCTCCATAGCGACGATCTCCGTCTCAATAACCGTAGTTTCTGCGGCGCAGCCGGTCAGCAGGACCGCTGCCGCCAGTATCATCAATATCCTTTTCATTTCTTCAATAATTCCTCCTCTAATGCCTTGAAATCATACTTGCGTTGGTGGAAGTTGTTAAAGCTCGTCTTCTTCTTTTCAGCGTCTCCGCTGTTCCAGAACCTGGCACGTGCCTGCCAGTCCATTGGCTGGCCATCGATCATCCAGTTCCGTGATTCGTAATAATTCCAGAAGCGGTCAGCGTCTATCGCAGACAGTCCTTCGTCTGAACAGAATTTTTTGACTTCTGCGAGAGATGGTGTGTGTGTGTCTTCTTTTTTATTCCCTTCCACACACACTTCCTCTCCTATCCTATCCATTCCTATCCTATCCAATCCTATCCTATCGGCTTTTTTCGGTTTTTCGTCTTTTTTCGGACGACCGCCCAAAGCCCCATTTTTAGCGTTCTTTTCGCACTTTTCGATAAAAAGCGAACGGTTTTTTTCGGTTTTTTCGAGCATCATTTGATAGATTGCTTTCACGATGTCACTTTCAATGTCAACAGGAGGTTCTTTACCTGTCGCATCATAGTCAAGGAGTGCAAGGATGATGGCTTTCACATCATGGTCGGACATCTCTCTGAAGAGCTTCGTCCACTCATGATAGATGAGTAATGATGTCTTGTTCATTGTGTCATCTCCTTCAGTATCGTCATGAACTCCGTGAAGTCCATCGTCAGCCTGGCATCGGATTCAGGTCCTTTAGAATCCATCAGACGAAGGAAGTCCTTTACCTTCATCGTGATCTGCCAAGGATGGCGGCTCTGGCGATATACCACTACAGGATATCTCTTTATGGTCAGCCTGCTGACGTACTTCTCAGCCTGTGCGAACCATTGGTTGACGGCGAGATCCTCGTGGCGTTTAACTTCGAAGTGAATGGGCAGCTCCGGGCAGATGATGTCCGGTTCTCCGACCCACACCTGCCCGCGTCTTGCCATGAAACCGAATGATTCGATTATCTTGACGACCTCGCGCTCGCCGGTCTTGCCTTTGGTCTGCTGTGACCTGCCCATCACCGAGCCTCCGCAGAATCGTATATCCGCTTCAGCGGAGCATGTGGCTCAAGTGGCTTGTACGGTATCGGTTCCGTTCTGGAGAACCAGTCTCCGAAGCACCTTGGACAGAGATGTTCTGCGCCGTCCAGTGTCGCCGGTTCTTCCTGCAGGATCTCTCCGCACCTGTCACACACATAGTATCTGACCATGCGGTCTTCAACCCTTTTGCCTGTCAGCATCAGCGCACCTCCTACATGAACGGCAGACCTTCGTCACCCAGTCCGTCCGGTACCTGAAGGAAGCCCTCCTGTCCATTTATACCAGCTGCAGGCTTGAAGGCTGCAGTCTCCGGCTTGAGCGTTTTCTTCTCAGGTATCGGCTGTTCGTCCAGCTTAAGGATTCCGCAGAAATATCTCGGCTTCACGAGCGTGAAGATCCTGCCGTTCCAGTCATTCTCTTCCTCACCGAAGACCACGCCGATGCGCTTGCCCTTGAGACAGTCAGCGAAGACCGGTCCCCACTGGACGAAGAAGCTGGCATTGCTGTCCTCCGCAGCTGTCACGAACCTCTTGAGGGACCTCTTGCCGAAGTCCTCAGTTTCATAAGATGTGATCCAGAACCGGCACGGCCATTTTTTGTTTTCGTTCGTGTTCGCCATGAACTGGTTGCTGAACAGCATCGGCTGGGAGTCATCTCCTGCCATATCGAGCCAGATCTCAAGCTGTTCCTTGCCTGTAGAGCTTTTCTGTTCTATCACCTTAACGATGATGCATTTGTGACCGCCTACGGTCGGCTTTTCCGTGATGTCAATGTTGACGTCGTCATATCCTGCTGGTTTATTCATTTGTTTCATCCTCCTCAAAAATCGGTTTTAAAATCTCATAATCTAAGTCAAACATGTCCGGCAGACCGTGCCTGTTCTTTGCGTCCCAGCACGGATGATGCGACGCATAAACAACCCTTCTGCCGCCTGTGGCCTTCGCCTTGCCGTTCGAAGTGACAGCCACATCGGTCTTGTAGTTCAGGAACAGGAGCATGTCTGCCCATTCCTTGAACAGCGGAGCTGCCTTCTTCGAGAGCTTCAGCTCCCACCTGTCATAAGCGCCCATCTCGTCCGGCTGTTCGAACTTCCGCATCTGTGCGTGTGCGATCACTACCACATTGACGCCCTTGCGGACTATCAGGGAGAGATAGGAGCAGAAGGCTGCCATCTTCTCAGCAACGTAGGTGTAGCCCTTGCCATACCCAATGTCCTCAATGCCCTTGACGCCCTTTTCCTGGCACACGGCTGTCGTACACATCTGTTCAGCCTTGTCCGCCGTATCGATGACGAGCGTCCTGCAGATGCTCGGATCTTCGATGATCTCCTTGAGCGCATCGCCCAGCTGATTCCATGTGCGGATATCATCGACACGTTTGACGTCCATCATTGCGCTTCCGTCTTCGAGATCCAGAATGAGCGGATCAGGGAACTGTGCTGCGAGTGTTGTCTTGCCTATGCCCTCTGCGCCGTAGATAACGACCTTCTGGGCTCTTTTCTTCTTACCTTCGTTAATATTCATAAAATCTTTCCTTTCTGGCTCCAATGTGCTACAATGAAGCCGGTTATTGGGTAGAAATGCCACTTGTGTTGATTCAGTCAGTCGTTGCAGCGGCTGGCTGTTTCTCTTTGAGGATGGCCCTCAGCGTCTTCTGCTGTTTGCTCAGGCTTATCATCCTTGCCTGGTTCAGCTGATACTGTCTGCGGATCTGCGCCAGATCGTCAGCTGATACCTTCTGGTAACCGGAGCCGTCCTGCATGTTGACAATGAGGATTCCGTCTTCCCTTGCTTCCTGGATGGCCTTCCGGACCTTCCTGTCAGAAGTTCCCGACAGTTCCTTCAGTTCCCATCTCTTGATAGGCTTGTCCTCCGGAATGAGGTTGATGATCTCTGCATATTCCATCACCACACCTCTACTACTGCACGATCAGCTGATACTTCCACGACCTGTCCGATCATGCCGAAATCGTTGTGGCTTGCTTCGTAGATATCTACCTTAGTGCCGACCACCCAGCCGGAGCGTCTGTAGGTCTCGAAGAAGCCTTTCCACTGGGCATCGAAATAGCTCATGCCGGACAAATAAACTTCATTTCTTGTACTTTCCATCAGTCTTCCTCCTCATCGTGATAAACAAAAACGTGATACTCGACATGCGAGATGACTCTCTGAAGCGGTTCCGCTGCGTTGTAGCATCTGATCAGGCCTTCTGCCGTGTCACTGTCATCCAGTACCCTGAAAGCCCAGATAACGATTCCTCTCTCAACCTCATCATCGTATGATTCGACGATGACCTCATCATCCGCTTCGAGCTTGCCGTACGGTGCCTCATAGAGATGCTTCACTCCGCTGTCGAGCCGTACAACGACATAATCCTTCATCTTACTCATGTGTTCTCCTCCTTCTGAATGTTGCGAATGCAACGAATGCCAGCCATGCCAGTGATGCCAGGATGACGATGAAGTTGAGTGGGCCATCGCCAGTGCCGGCTACCAGAACCGCAACGGCTGCGAGTGCGGTAATGGCTTTAACGATTGTTTTCTGCATTTTGTCTCCTCCTTAATAACCAAAATGTCGTTTTGCTTCTTCCAGAGTAATCTTGTATGGACTGTTCTTCTTTGCGTTCGGATTCTCATGACGGTTCAATGATCTGCCTAACTCCAACAGCCCAGATTTCGGATATCCCCGAAGGTCAACAAGTTCTCTGATTCTGTACATTTTTTCGGGTTTCTGGGGCTTCATCACTTCTCCTTCCATGTTATTTGGTGCATTTAATGCACCTTAATAGCTAAAAAAAATTAATTGAATATCTGGCTCTTCTCCGCCGCATTCAGTTTTAACGTCTTGGCAAGCTTGTCCGCCGTTGAGAACCGAACGCCGGCTGGATTTTCGAGAGCTTTGTAATATGTCTTTCTGTTAATATTCGCCTGTCTGCACAGTTCAGAGATCGTCAGATTCTTGTCTCTACGTTTCTGGTCAATGATTTTAAAATTCATTGCTTTACTCCTTTCTATATTTTGTGTGGTGCATTTAATCCTACTACAATATACACCCTGTGGTTACCTTTGTCAACAGTTTTGTTGCATTTCGTCCACACGTAGTTTATAATATGGCAAAAACAAGAGGAGGTAACGCATGAACCAACTATATATTAACATCAAGAAACGGCGCGAAAGCCTCGGAATGTCGCAACGAGACCTTGCGGCAAAATGTGGCTATCGTGATCACACTACGATTGCAAAAATGGAAAAAGGAAAAGTCGATGTCACTATGGGAAGGCTTGAACAGATTGCAGCTGCATTGATGACTACTCCCCTGGAATTGACAGGATGGCTTGATAAGGAGGACACCGATGCCTAAACACAGAAAACAAGTAAGTTTAGGATATAACGACGAAGGTAAAAGAATCAGAAAATGGGTCTCTGCTGACAGCAAGCAGGAATTGAGACGGAAGGAGCGCGAGATCCTGAAGAACGCAGACGCAGAACTGCAGAGCAGTATCACGTTTGGAGTTTTTGCACAACAGTGGTATGACGCATACAAGAAGTCGAAGAGCAAGGCGACGCAGAACCTGTACTCGTATGCGCTCCGTCAGCTTGAGCCGCTCAACCGTAAGCGCATCAAGGACATCACAAGGACCGATGTCCAGAAAATAATCAACACCTTTGCGGACAGGCCGCATTCGGCACATGCGATATTCATGACCGCGTCGCAGATCCTCGACGTCGCAGCTGCAGACGGACTGATCACGCCGAAGTATCTCAAGTTGGAACTCCCGAAGAAGGTGCGCCGTGAGAAGCGTGCACTGACTGCTGAGGAGAAGAAGGCCGTGAAGGCCGCTAAATTGAACGCACAGGAGCGTTTGTTCGTGGACATAGAATTTTACCTTGGATTGCGTCCGGAAGAAACTCGTGCACTTCAGCCGCGTGATTTCGACCTGAAAAAGCGTACTGTGACGATAAGCCGAGCATCGGCACTGCATGGGAACGCCATCATCAAGGAGACAAAGACCGGCAGGACACGCACCATTCCTGTCCCTGATGTGCTGATCGCCGAAATAAAGCGTTACAATGCCTCATTCTCGGGCTTTTACTATTTCGTTGATGAATCTGGCACTTTGTTCAGTTCGTGGCGGTATCATCGATTCTGCGAGTCCATTTTCGCAAAGATAAACACCGCTTTGGGCGGTGCGGACAAGTTGAGCCTGCTGAATGGCATGACGATGTACACGTTCCGGCACAACCGTGCCACGGAACTGTACTATCTGGATGGAGTCTCCACCAAGAAGAAGGCGGAGTATATGGGACACTCGGAGCTGATGTTCCTCAAGACGTACTCACACCTGGACGACGAGAAGGAAGAGACGGAACTGCTGAGGAAAGTAGCAGACTGACCCAGACCAATCGTATAGCGTCCAGAATCCATCACCTGCAATCTCCGCGCCAGTCGGCATTCCTCTGGAGAATCTTGAAACTTGGGAAGTGGTGACAAATTGGTGACATGTGACACATTTGTGACCGCACTTTCAGTCACTTTCGGTCACTTTCGCCCACTAAAAAAATGCCGTATCTACAAGGAATTTCACGATTTTCCCTGTAAATACGGCATTCTTTGATATTTGCGAAAAATTAAATTAAAATTAACATTGACCCCACGATTTTACGCGGTTTTTCGGGGCAAGTGGTGACAGTTTGTGACAGTGGCTAATTTCTAAATATCCTCACTCGCACTTCTCTACAGTCATCTGTGGGAGAGCCTTTATCTTATCCCAAAAATATTCTAATCTTGCTTTATCTATGTATTCGTTTGCCATTTAATCACCTCACATCACTAAAACACACGACGGCACAACTAATTCGATAACTCCATTTTGCGGAGGTATGAATGTAAACGACTTCTCAATATATACTAACCCATTAGTAGCAACTGTCACGTATCCAAAATCGTTAAAAGTTGAAGAACTGGATGGATGCCTTGCCAATGCCGCACCTGAAAGACTGATAGCTTGAGGCGGACGCATATTAGTCTGAAAAACCATTGTGGGATTGCCAGAGCCTTTAACAAAATTAGATGAAAAGGCTTCGCCATCTAAAATGCAGATTGAATAGTCGGTGTTGTGTCGCAATGTAAAGCCACGTCCGTTTATCGTCCCAGATGCCCCATTATCCCAACTTATAGCGCTTGTGGGAATGGTATCAGTAGTAAATGTTAATTTAGCTATCATAGAATCCAGAGCCGTTTTCACAACCTTGTTCTGCACAGGATTGGTAGATGTCAGACTTAATGCGGAGTCTATTATTATAGAACTTCCACCACCTCCTCCAGAACCGCTTCCAAGAGCCTTGATAGTCTCAGCGATGTTTGCCTTCTTCGTTCCGAGTTCCACCGTCGTGTATCTCTCACCCAGCGCATCCCAGACGGTCTTGACTACACGCGTGGTCACGATATCATTGTCATAAATGACATGCACCGTGTCACCCAGTGATATCTCCTGCGTGGAGAGTATCTCCGGCGTGATAGTGATGGTCTGGCTGTGGTTTTGGAGCGCAGTCGAATGTGCGCTGACGTAGCTGGTCGCATACGATGTCAGGTCTGCGCTGGATGGCACGGAGTTGTTCCAATTATTCGTAGCGTCCAGAATCAGCGTCCTATCAGTGCCTGTCGCACCTGTGCTGACAGCCGTGCCGTAGACTACGGTCTTTGTGTCGGCAATATCCTTGGCAAAATATGCCTGCACGTATGCATACATGTTGTCGTTCAGTTCCTTCTGGTATTCCGCGAGGTTGACACCGTATGCTATGCGCAGACCATTGTCCACGCCACGTGAAGCACGAAGCTGGCATGACCACATGTTGAAGTACCATTCACCGCCGTACAGGTCTATGAGTGAGCCTTCCTTGCCGCCGAACCATGAGCGCACCGATGACGGCACATCTACCACGAAGTCCGCGCTCGATGTCTTGGATGTGCTGATAGTGAAGTTGCCTGCCGCGGCATTCAGCTTGGTGATGGCGGCTGACAGATCTGCCGATGTTCCCGGAAGCACCACATAACCGCTCAGGTCATAGCTTAACTGATACGCATATACCGTGATGGCATTCTTCAAGGTTCGTGTGACTTTGCAGATTCTGAAGGCTTCACGGTCAACCGAACTGTTCGGCTTGCAGACGATGATGTTCCTCGGAACCAGATACTCCGCATGTATTCCGTTGCGGAAATATTTCAGTTCAAGAGTGTACGCACCGTTCAGTTCCTCTGTCACGGAGCAGGAGATGCAGTCCGGGAGCCTGCCATAGCCGTTCGTCTTGAAAGTCTGTTCGTTATATGGATATATAATTGGTATCATGGCTTATATCTCCCATATACGCGCATCCATCGTGAACGATGCCGTATTTTTGCACATGATAAGATTTTCGCCCGGACTGAGATAAGCGAACCTTGCAGTCACATTGCCGTCGGAATCCGTCACGGTCACATAACTATTCAGGTTGCTCCATCCGGGGGAGGTGATGTCTTCATCTTCGCTATTGATACATATCTCCTGACCGTTCATAGTATAATAGTAGTTGTACGAAAACTTAACATTGCGAGACACCCATGTTGTAGGCGATGCGTCAAGGTCATCGCATAAGATTATTTCGCAGTCTCCCTCGGTCCCTGATGGCAATGTTCCTGTAACCGCTGTTATCATCGGTTTTGCGATGTGGCTGGTAGGATTATCGAATATGCCGCCATATGCTGTATAGATATGGTCTGTCTCGACATATCCCTGTGTGCCGTCATTCAATTCAACCTTATACCATCCACTGCTCTCGGACAGAATCTTGAATGGTATGTTTGTGACGGTTCCAACTTGTGCACTGCTGGTACTCGCACTGCTGTAGACGGTTTGAAACTGAAAATTGGAACTTACGAGTCCATAACGTGTAGTCAGTGCCACCGCCACCGATTTGTATCCATTCAGGAACCGCTCCGGTCTGCACCTGAAGCTGACCACTGCCCTGCCGAACTGGTTCCACGAATTGGCGATGTCAGTCGCATCAACGAACACCGCCTCACGATAGTGTGTCGGGTCATATGTATCGGACAGCTCTGCGTAACTAGAAGCACTGTGGAGCCATTCCATGATATCTGTCCATGCATCGCTGAATCGGCCTATGATGCGGCAGTCGACTGTAATCGGGTAGTTCGTGTACGCACTTCCGTCCAGCGACAGGATATATTTGACACGGTATTCGTCGTCAGTCGGAATATCAAATGTCTTTGTCCCCGTAAATGACAGCTCCGTGCTGATAGTAGTCCATGTGCCGCTGACTAACTGCTGAAGCTGATACTGCGCCGTCACGCGGTTGCCAGAGTCACCGAACACAAGTTCGAGCGTGCCCTTTTTAAGAATCGTGTTGTATGTCACATTCGCAGAATCCGCAAATGCACCGTGGTTGATGATATATCCTGTAGCTGTGCGTGTGAATTCCGTCCTCTGCATGTCTATCAGGTTAATGATATCCTCTGGCTCGCTCGCGAATATCTCATAGCTGATCAGCTGTTCTTCCCACGCATCCTGCAATTTGTAGATGTTGCCGTTCCGTCCTGGGACGGTCGCGGCATCGTACTTACGTACTGGTCGGTTCAGTGCCCTGAATCGTTCTATCTTGATGCCGAACTCATCGGAGCTATGACCGTTAAATGTAAATGTGTGGTTAAGCATATGTAGCCTCACTTCCTATCAGTTTCATTTGGAGCTTGTCGATGACATAGTCTGCCAGCTCGTTTTCGTTCATGCCTTCTGCGGCGTTGACGACTACGTTGATATTCTTCCCCCCGGCACTACGGATTGCCTGCGTGAACATCTTCATCAGGTGACTTTCGCCTACGACTACCTCATTGCCGGGCCGGTCACCGCCTACAAGCAACTGGTTGCCCATCGCCCCGAATATCGTCGGAGCGGACAGGATCATCGCTTGATCATATGCCTTTGCGAAGGTATAACGGCCTCCGGAGTACGGAGTGATCCTCGTGCTGCCGCCTTCACCGCTCAGTTCATAAGCTATCGAAGGAGCGGAGATGCTGACAGAGATCGGATTGCTCAGTGTGTTTGCTGTTGCCCAGAAATCGTTCTGCACGCTTCCGAACGCATTGGATGCATTCCTCTGCATCGTGTCAAGGTTGCCGTCCAGTGCGATGTCTACGTTCTTGCCCAGGTCTTCCCTGATGCTGTTGTAGTTGCTGGAGACGTTGTTTGTGGTCTCATCTGTCGCTTTGTCTACCAGACCGAGAGCCTCGCCGATGTTGTGCCAGGTCTTATTCCATGCATCGCCGACACTTCCGATCTCAGGGATCAGAGTGCCGTCCATCAACTTACCGTTCTCCATCATGCCCATCTTGGCAAGATTGAACAGCCTTGACAGTTCGTCCTGTGTGGTCCTGGTGTCACCATACAGACTCTTGAGTGTGCCGCTCGAATTTGTGATACCGCTTGAGAACTTGTCTACTTCGACCTTGCCTTTGCTGAAGACGTCTATCATCTGCCCGGCTTTTTTGGAACCGAAGACATCCTCAATGGTCATGCCGGTGTCGCCGATCGTCATGGACAGACCACTGAAACGGTCCTCTGCCCCTGCCATCGCTTCCATAGCAGCGTCCCATGCTCCACCGAGGTCATCGGTCTCGCCTGCCAGGTTCTTGACCGCCTGGTAAACAGCGGTAGTGATGTCTGAAGTGCTGCCGCCTGCGTCCTTGTATGCCACGAGGGTGGCGATTACGTCATCCATGTCCATGCCCAGTGACTGCCATGCTCCTGCCTGTGATGTCAGGGAGTTCATGACCTCCGAGCCTGTTATGTTCGTGTCAGCCTGTGCGACAACGAGCTTGTCCATGATGGCAACGAGGTTGTCCACGTTCGTGGCATCGTCATCGGTCACCAGGCCCCACATCTTCATGGTATCTACCAACTGGTTGGTAGCACTTACACCATCGACGCCCAGCATGTTCGCATATGAGCTGATCGCCGTTGTTGCGTTCTTGGCTTCTTCGCCTGTCAGGCCGAGTCGTGTGTTCAGTGTCGCAGTGATGCCGGAAACCTCTTCCAGGGATGCATCCTTGTCAGTCAGTGCGATGAATGCCTGTTCTGCTTTCAGCTTCAGTCCGTCCAGTGTGTCACCTGTCTGGAGTGTTGCTATCTGGATGTCATTGACTGCCTGTTCAAAGTCCATAGCAGCATTGTATACTTCAGTACCGATATCCTTTACGGCTGAAACGATAACACCTATCGCACCGGCAACACCTGCCTGGTCGATGGTATCAGCCATGCCCTGGATCGCAGGGAAGAACTGCCCCACGATGCTGTCACTTGCGCTCTGGCCGACCTCGTTTGTCTTTTCGCTGATGCCCTGCATGCTTCCGGTCAGACTGTCTGCGGATGCTGTCGCTTCGTCCAGTCTCTGCTTGTTGGCAGCGAGGTTATCTGACAGGACCGATATCTGCCCGGCAAGCATCTCAGCCTGATCGGAGCCTTCACCAAATTCCAGGACGGCATCAATGTAGCTGTCCCTCAGGGAGCTCAGTTCGTCTTCCTGGCTGGAGATCTCGCTTGTCAGTGATTCCAGTGCGCTCTGGGCTTCCCCTGTGCCCTGTGTGAGGCTGTCCGCTGCGCTTGTTACTTCCTCAAGGCGTGTCTGGTTCTCTTCCAGTTCCGTGGACAGGTTTGTTATCTCCTCAGCGAGGGCCTGTGCTTCCTCGGAATTCTCACCGAACTCGAGGGATGCGTTCATATACGCTTCCTTCAGGGATTCCAGCTCTGCGGACTGTTCCTCGATGACCGTGTTCAGCTGTCCGAGTGCTGAGTTCGCCTGTTCGGCTTCTTCCAGATGCGCTTCTATCTCTGCATTTGTTTTATTCAGTTCTGTCTGGGCTTTTGCGAGCGATTGCTCCCATTTCTGACATTCGGTAGATGACTCGCCGAACTTATCGGCAGCCGCATCCACCATCTTCTGCATCATCTCAACTTCATCGTTGAGTTTTTCCGCCTTCTTCTGGAGCAACTCCGTCTCTTTGGCATTCTTCTCCATCGCACTGGTCTCGTCAGTGAATGAACTCTTCAGTTCGTCCATCTGCTTGTCCAGCGTCTTTGTTGACTGGATGATATTATTTAGTTGTTTTCGGTATTCGGCCTCACCGTCTATACCGAGTTTCACACCGATAGATGTAGCCATGATTACCTCATATTGATTATATCGTCAAAAGACATGGGCTTCTTTTTTGGTTTAGCTCTGCCTTCCGCTATCGCCTTGCAGTCAATCAGGTCACGCATCTCGCCGTATAGCGTCAGCATGACCTCTTTTCGGCTCATCCCAAAGATTGAACCGTAATAAACATACCAGGCGCGATTCAGATCTATCACTGAGCCGCGCCGGTTGCTTTTTTTTCGGGCTGTGCCTCTACCGTCCTGTATGCACCTGCCTTTACAGCCGAATCGACCTCCGGAGTCAGTTCGTCCATGATTCTGTTGACAGACAGTGCCCGAAGCTCCTGAAGCGTCAGATACCTGACTTCATGCGCAGGATCTTCGAGCTTCTGCATGTCTTCATACGCTTTGGACATGATGACAGCCATCTGCGTGATGACCTTGCACTGTTCTGCCATAGTTTTAGGCCGCTCCAGATGAAGATCCGAGATATCGCAGAAAGCACCGACAGTGTAAGCAAAATGGTAGTCATAACCATTGATGTTCATCACTTCTCCTCCTGTTGATTAGGATATGCCGAGTTTGGTCTTCAGCGCAGCTTCAGCTGCCGCCTCTGTGCTCTGCTCATCGCCGAGATATTTCCAGACATGGTTGGCATCGTCTGCACGCATGATATCGGCTTCCAGCGTCTCGGTCTGCCAACTGATGTCCTCTTCCTGGGTGGCCGCTTCGTCTGAAGGCAGATTGAACTTGCATTTTGCCAGAACGATAGGCGTATAGGTTACAGTGCCTTCGCTCTGCTGTCTTGCGATGAAACCAACGCCCACATATGGGACTGCCATGTCATCGCCGTATGCTGTCCAGCCGCCTGTTGATGCCGGAAGCCCGAAGATGAGCTTTCTGACTGCAGGCTTGAGACCATCAACTGTCAGAGTCAGTGTGCCGCCTGTGAACTTGCCTGCGTCAGTTTCTGCTACAATATTGTCGGCATAGAATTTGTTGTCAGAACCATTTTCCGGAGCGATACTTACATTAACGCCACGTGCCAGCTTGGCTCCGCTTGAATAGGTTATCGTTCCGCCTGATGCGGCATACAGTGCCACATATGGCAGAGAAAAACCTGTGGTTACTTTTCCTGCTGCTGCCATTTATTTTTCCTCCATTGAATTTTAAAAATTGAGTTTCTGAATTTCCTGATCAAGACGTTTCTGCGCTGCCTGTGAAGCAGAATCCTGAACACGCTTGATAGCGCTGCTGATCGTGTGCGTCCCCTGTCGGAATGACGTGCCGTACTCGATGCACTGCATCAGCATTCCTGTGGGTACATGGTCGTTGAACTGCTTGCTTGGCGTGTTGACGTAGCCGGTAAAACCGATGGATGTCTGGGAGCCGTCTGACGTTACGCGGAATTTCGCGACACCGAAGTTTTCGATGATCTGCGATTTCTCACTTTGCGTAGCACCATAGAGCTTGTGCCATTCCGTACCCCACTCATCGTCATCGTGCACATGGAGAGACTGCAGTGCCTCCCCGATAGCCTGAGCCACGACTTCCGCCGCGCTGTACAATGCCATGTTGTTGATATGCTGTACGTCCTTGGCAAGCAGATTCAGCTTGTTGGTGAATGTTCCAAGACCCTGCACCGTTACTTTAGCCATTAGCGCATCCTCCATGACCATGTGTGATGGATGAGGTTGTCATCATCGTTCGTCGGATCTCCGTACTGTGTCGCCTCCCAAGTCCACGACAGGCCATTAACACCATCCAGATACGTCTGGATCGCATCAAATGTGCTGTCAAATTCGGTCTTGGTAAAGTATTCGACATACCCGGAGAGAGCCTGCCTTGCCTTGTGGTTGTCGGCATCAAACGGCGTGTCCTCTGCGTCCTCGTTCCAGACGATGTACGGAGCCTGTGTGTTGCTCGGCGCGAAATAATGGAAGCATCCGCTGCTGGTATTGACCGCGGCCAGACCTTCGTAAAATGCCTTAAGGCGATTCTGGACTGACATCGTAGAGATCCTCCAATCTTTCAAGAGTCAGCAGAACATCATCGCCCTGCACCTGCTTCAGACTGATACGGTACTGGTTGCCATCCTCAAGGATGCAGTATTCCGCATTCGCAGGAAGCGTGGTGTTATAAGCAATGACTAATTTGTCTATCTGCTGCTTTGCACCGAGTGCCGCGTAGGCGCGAGTGACGCCGACAGTCCGCTCGTCATAATATGCATCGCATATCTTGACCAGCTTCTCCGTCGGCATACGTCCTGTTGCAGCCACATTTGCCAGGCTGTAGATGGTGAGCAGTCCTGCGTCATGCATCGCCGCTCACCTCCCTGTATTGCCTGGACATCAGGAGTTGTGATTTCTGTTCGTCATATGACGCTTTAAGACGGTCATATGTGCCGTCATCAGGTGTCCCGAAGTTCATCCTGCAGTAGGTCAGCACTGCACGTTTGACCAGCGGCAACGGCTCGGTGTTCAACAGGTCGGGACTGATGTCCGTGATGCCCAGATCCGCAAGCCCTGCACTGATCAGATCAGTCAATTCATTGTTGAAGGCGGTTGTCGTAACACGGCACGCAACCTTCACATCGTCAAGTAGTGCCATGTCAGCACCTCCCTGTTATTTTTTTTTGGTCTTCTTTGCCGTTTTCGGCTCGTCGACCTGTTCCACCCACTTCATACGCATGAAAAAAGCCGCTGTGTCCTCATCAACTGTGAAGACCTCACCGGCTCTGAATATCTGCGCTCCGTAGATGATGTCATTGATCGCTTTTAGCTCCATCGTCGTCACCTCTGAAAGCCCTGAAGAACGTACCGTCCACCACGCTGTAGCCTACATGACCGCATTCCACGGATGGATCGCACCAGATCTTGTATCCGCACTGTCTTGCTCTCCAGCAGAAAGCGACATCCTCTCCGTTCCTCCCGATCGGTGAGAACATCTGCTCGAATTTGCTCTGCACATCGAAGAACACATCTGTTTTCATCAGCACACAGCCGAATCCGCATCCGCCAACCTCGAACAGTCCGTCCGGAATGCTCTGGAACTCGCTGTAATCCGCCTCAACGCCGTTGATCTCGAGTTTATCGAAGAGCACCGGCGAGTAAGGAGGGATCCGGCGGAAGTACAGACCAGTGACGATGTCGAGATCCTTCTCGGTCATCACGCGAAGGAGGCGTGTCAGTGCATCCGCCGGAAACTGCATATCTGAATCCATCCAGAATACGTAGTCATATTCGTTCTGGATAGCTGTGATGGCCATGCTGTCCCTTGCCGCGTATATCAGTGCTCCGCTCTTCATCGTCAGCGAACAGCCTTCAGGCTTCTCCAGCTGTGTGAGCGAATAGCAGAACGGTACAGGCACCTGATCCATGCATGGCACGGCGATAAGTATCTTCATTGGGCTTCTCCTTTCCTTGATGAATTTACTTGGTGATCTTGACGAAAGCGTTAGGTGCAACTACGCCGAGACCGATGTACTGCTCGCCCATGATCTCGATAAGGTTCTGCTTCTTCAGGGTCAGGTTGTCGAATGTAAATTCAATGCCTTCGCCGTTCGGGAAGTTAGCAAGTGCGCCCTGATCGAGGTCGCCGACGATCACGTATGTGTCACCTGTGGAAGCTGCGCTGAATGCCTTGATGGTGCTGTTGAATACGACAGGCAGACCTTCGAACGGATCAGCTGCGTAGTTGGCACCATACTGGATTTCTTTAAACTTCGCATAGGACAGCTTGTTCATCATGATGACCGGATTAGCGGCTTCGTCTGACAGGTTAGCGATAGCAGTAGCGATCGTGCCCATGTCAGGTGATGTAACAGCGATCTTCGGAACACCTGGGCAGGTGGTAGTTGATACTGTGCCGCAGGCTACGATCTTGGCTACCAGTTCGTCAGCAGCCTTCTTTGCGATCCTGTAGGTCAGCTCATCATAGATGTATCTGATGAACGCTTCGCCGCGAAGTGAATATACTTCCTTGGACAGCTGTACGACTTTCTTGATGTACTCAGGAACGAGATTAGCTACGCCCAGTACAAGATCTTCAGTGCTGATGGCAGATGCACCTTCTGCGTGTACGGTTGCGTCAGATCCGGAGATCTCGAAGCCAACTTTAAGGTTGCCGCGCAGGTATGCCTTGCGAACACGGCTCATGATGCCTTCTTTGCTCCATGCGGTGCGGACTACATCATAAACGAGTTCCGGAACTGCTACGGTCGCTGTGCCGTTAGGCGTGGTGTCGTTCTCTGTGGTCAGCATGTTCCTGCACTCTGTCGGGTCGCCGTTCTTGATGTACTCAGCGAATGCGTCAATGTATTCAGCTGAGTTTCTGATTTCGATGTCGCTCATTGTTTTTCTTTCCTCCAATTTTTCAAAAGTCTCAATTGTTTCGCCAGCTCCCTCTGCAACTGCAGCGCGGATCTCGGCTCTCTTGGCCTCTTCGGCCTTACGTGCTTCCAGTTCCTCGTTGATGCCTTTCACTTCCAGTTCAAGAGCGTCAAGGTCTGCGCCTTCACTCTCAACCTCTTCGGTGATAGCACTCTTACGGAGCAGAAGCTCATCTGTGTTCATTTCTCTAAGTTCCATGTCAAACCTCCGTTAATAGTTTGATTTTCTGTTTCTGTCTCTCGCGCTTCTCCCGCTCCAGTCGCTCCGCTTTCTCTGCCTCGATCACTCCGTCGAGCCAGTCGCGAGTCGCCACGCTTAATTCAGTGTATGGATTAGCCGGGAAGGTGACTGGTGATACATCGAACACCTTGTCGATCTTCCGGATTATCCTCGTCCTTGTCTTCTTGTCATAATCGTCATCTGCGACGCGGAAGGCGAATGACATCTGCGGATAGTTGCCAGCCTTAATGTCTGCATAGATCTCTCTGGCCTTCTCTGTCCGGCTCAGATCCGTGCGGTTGCCGAGACCATGCTCGTCTGTCCATACTTCGAGTGAGCCTGCAGAAGTCCTTGCGTAGACCTTCCCTTCATGGTCAATACGAAAAACGACATCTGACAGATCTGCGTTGTCAAATGCCGTTGGTTCGATTCTCTCGAAGTAATCTTTTCCATCTATTGTCGCGAGCTTGTAGGTGTCGAAGGTGCTCGCGTAACCTTCCACGATGTAGTTCGGCTCTTCCTCTGACGGCTGAATCCGAAGTTCCATCGTCCTGTATTCTCTTGTATCTGGCATTTTCATACCTCCATAGCTTCATATTTCTTGACTAATGGTTTGTTTATCCAGTCATGCACCAGCTGTCCTGCGTAGTGTATGATTACAGGCTTTTTGTCTGTCGGTGCTGACCAGTAATGCACGTTGTATTCCGGCGGAAACTCCAGTATCTTCCCCCTGCACAGCTCGTTCGTCGCATCCTGCTCCAGAAACGCAAAATACCTGCTGTTGAGCGCATCGATTATTTTGTCTGCCATGCCGTCCCTCATCTTCTTGAGGTTGTACATGATCACGCCCATGTTGACATAGATGTCACTGCCGCTCTTGTCCGGCTCCCTTCCGCCTGCAAGATAGTAGTCATCCAGCGGTAGTTCCCAGAGTTCAGAGATATCGCCGTCAACGATAGTATCGCAGTCCAGTGACAGCACTCTGTCCTCTTCCAAGTAGTAGCAGAGCGTTGTCCGCATCATCGCCATATAAGTGAAGGTCGGATTGCCATAATTCAAACTGCCGACAGGGAAATACTGCTGGTCACTCACGTTGATGACTTTTATCTTCGAATGCTCAAACGGATACTCATCATCCTCTATCAGCAGGTAGACCGTATCAACGTCACTGTTCGCCAGCAGACTCTTGATCGGTGCTATCGTCGACTGGTACAGGTTCCTCGTCATGCAGTACGCTGCCGCCTTCTTCATCGCCTACCTCCGAAACTTTTTCGTCTGCGTTCCAATATTCTCCACGGATAATACGCACATCTCCGCCCTCGACAGGCGGAAGGTTCCATATCTCCCTTGCGCCATTTATGCTTATGATGCCTCTGTCCAATAGCTGGGCAGATACATTCAGTTTTTCGTTATTGCTCAAATACTGCAGTCTGTTCGCAGTCGCCATGACCTCGTTGCCCTGACTGCGCTCACGCAGAGTGAACAGCATTTTCGTCACAACCTCGCTGAACTGGATGGCGAACGGCTCGATCGCGCCTTCATAGAATGCCGTCCATGCATCGCCGTATGCCCTGTTCAGCAGTATGTCTTCATTCACGCCGAAGTATTCATAAACGGATTCGTTGATTATCTTCATCTGATCCGCATCGATGACCCACGGCTTGACATCTATCTGTTTGATGTCCTTGTAGGTATTTGGAAAGAGCAGGAGACCGCCGCCCTGTGCATCACGGCTGAAGTTCTTCTCCGTGAAGTCCTGACGTTCCTTCACAAGGTCTTCCGCCTTCGTGAAGTTCGCTACCTGCGCCATGAAGCGGTATGTGGCTGCGCTCTTGACACCTTCCTGTATGCCTTCGTTCTGGATGTGGATGAGATCCATCGTCGGTGCCAGCGCTTCGTTGTTCTCGCCGAAGAAGTCATTCCGCAGCTGGTACTTTGTCATGATTCCGCAGTTGGCCAGCTCTATCGCCGCATGATTACCCCATCCGAACTCGTAGCGCAGATAAGGGATATTTTTCACCGCCACGATTTCGCACTTCCGCGGAATCGGAGTAAATATTCCCAACACTGCCCCGAACTCATCATAGATCGGCGTAATGAATGCCGTGTTGTAGACATCCAGTATGCTGCAGAGCCTGTACATGAATTGGCTCCAAGTCTGGAATTGGTTCGGCGCATGTTTCAATTTCGCCTGAAGCGACGGTCTTGCCGCGCCGAGCACCTCCACACGGAGCTTGCTCACATGCGTCGCCCTTGCGTTGATCGCCGCCCTGACCAGCTGTGCCTCGTAGATAGATCCGCGCCATGACGTGAAGCGCGGAACATATCCATCCAGCATTCTGAATGTTTCTTCAGCTTCAATTTTCACTTTTGGCCTGTTTTTAAACAGGCTGTCGAAAAGTCCCATATTTAATTCCTCTTACGCGAACAGGGTCTTGCCTGTCGGCAGTGTTAATTTATATACGTACACATCAAATTTGTCGTTGATGGTCAGCGTGTTGGTCGAGTTATATCGCTGTCTTATAGTCACCGTTCCGCTTGAGTTGATCGAGTAGCCATACACGCCATACGAGCCGGTAGCAGTCGTATAGGCTCCGCTTGAACTTACTCGGATATACTCGACTGCCGGCGCGGAGAACGTGGAAGTTCCGCCGTTCGCCTTCTGATGGTTGACAAATATCGTGTCCGAACCGTAGAAATAGCCATTACGTTTGCCTGACTGTCCACGGATATGCACCCAGATGACAGCGTCCTTCGTGTATGCGTCTGAACCACAGGCGATCGTTCCTGCGGAAGCGGCAGAAGTGGAAGTCGTGTTGATCGTCAGCGTTGTTGAGCCGAGCAAAGTCCAGTTAGATGTGCCACCGCCTGAAGACGTGCCCTGTGTCCGCACGCCTGCAGAAGTATAGAAATACTTTCCGCTCGCCACATCCGCAGCTGCCGCCGTTGTGTCCGTGACATCAGTGAAAGACGCTGTGCCTCCACCTGTCTTGGGAAGTGTCACTGCAGGGACGTTCGAATACGATGCGCCCATTAAAGTTATATTTTGTGCCATAGCGCACCTCCTATGAGATGCTCAGAACCTTGGTCGTGCTGTCCTGTGATATGGTCGGAAGCGACAGGCTGCCCGAAACTCCCAGAAGGGTCACTCCGCTCTTAATGTTTGACGCGATGATCTTCGCCTGTTCCGTCGAGCTGATGGAGACCGTTCCGCCAGACGTATATCCGGCAGGGATCGAGACCGTGCCCGCCTTCGTGGAGATCGTTCCGCTCGTTGAGCCGTTGTTTACCATTCCGCCGCTGACGGAGCCGCTTGAGCTGTAGCCGGTCTTGCCTGTCAACACGTCTGCGCTTGTGATGTCTGCGCCGGACGTGTCATAAAACTTTGCTGTTCCACCGCCGGAGAGCGGGATGTCCACCTCGGGGACGTTCTGGTATGTGACGCTATTAATTACTACATTCTGAGCCATTTTTTATCTCCTCATGAAACTGTAAGTGTTGACCCGTTCCATGTAATCAAGCCGTAGTTGCTCGGAATGGGGTCAATGGTTATGTTTTCGGACAGGACAAGCCCCGCCGTTGCTATCGTCTGTGATTGCGACGAAGGCGTGAACTCGTACTCGCCGTGATATTTGTCGTTCGCGATGACCGAGTCAAAAGCCGCGTTAAAAAAGCCGGCATCTTCCCCGAAACCGACCGTGAAATTTGACTCATCCGAAAATACGATATTGAACGATGCCATCAGATGACACCTTCCTTCAATATCTGCTGGACTGTCGCAGGCACGACATTGGATGCTACAACCCTGCCGTCGCTGAACCTTGCACGTATCTGGATGTAGACCGTGCTCGTGCTGAACGCCAGAGTCTCTTCCTGCGTCAGCCCGATGGTCAGCGTGTATCTGTCATCGTCAGTAGTGCCGAACGTGATGTCGTCCTTCGTCTTCTCGATGACGACCGCACCGTCCTGCTTGTACGTGATGTAGATGACATCCGCGTCGCTCAGGTCAAGTGCCGTCGTGAATGTATTCGTCGGTGTAGTTCCTCTGTACATGTCTACTCCTCATTTATCAATCTGCCCCCGATTTCGGGGAACCATTTCTGTCGGACACAGAACGCATCTGCCAGTGCCGCGACACCGTCGATGTGTGCGTCCTTGTGTATCTTTACCAGCCTGCCGCGCCCACGCTCGACATCCATCTTGATGGCGGCGTTCAGCATGTGCACCTTCAGCAGGTCATTGTCTCCAATATGTATCTTGCCATCCCTTAACAGGCCTTCCATCTCCTGCAGCACAGGCCAGAGGTTATTCCCCTGATATACGTCATCGCATTTAAAGCCATACGCCTCCAGATCCTGCACAAGATACTGCGCTGAGTATCTGTCATAACCGACAGCCAGCGGAAGTATCTCGTACTCTTCCACCAGGCTTCTCAGCCAGTCATAACAATCATGGTAGTCGATGAAGTTCTCTCCCGACGGAGCAAGCAAGCCTCTTTTGATATATATATCGTAAGGGAGACCGTCCCTGGCTGTCGCTTCCTCGATCTTCTCCGCCGGGAGCCAGAACTTGGCAAAAACGTACAATTCTCCTTCTTTTTCTATGACCACGGTTGCCGCTGTGAGGTCTGTGGTCTGTGACAGGTCGATGCCTGCCACGCAGTATTTGCTCCTAAACTTCTCCAGCTTCAAAGGCGGTCCGCTTGCTTTCTCGATGACTTCTGACGGAAGCCATGCAAGTGAACTGTTCTGCTTGAGGTTCGAGTATTTAGTGATGAACTCCCGCTTTTTGCTCAAGGAGCCTTCAGCGATGGCAATCTCTTCCAGAAGGTAGTCAACAGACACGCTGACACCCAGATTAGGATTGCTCTTCCTCAGCTCGTTGATATCATTCCACTTGTCGATATCATCAATCATGTACAAAAAAGGCAGCAGCCTTGTCTCTTTGCTGTTGCCTGTTAAGAATGACGTAGATCTCTTGACCAGTTCGTCGTAGATGCCGTCATTGATATAGCCTGCTGTCGAACATGACAGAAGGATGGAAGGATTGTCACCCATCTCCCTGGCACCCATGCCCGACTTCATGACTTCGTATTGCTTCAAACCTGCATCGCCCTGCCATGAAGCTATCTCATCACAGATAGTCAGCGATGGATTGAAGCCGTCTGACTTCTTTGCGCTGAATGCTATCTTCTTGATGACCGAATTCGTGCCGGTTATCGTCAGGCCTTCGCGTTTGTGCTTTGCCAGCATCTCGTCGCTCATCTGTCTGGCGTTGTGAATGTTCTTGCTTGCGTCAATCTCCTCACGCAGGTTCTGCCAGTCAGGATCTAACTCTGTCATATGCCAGACGGAACTATACACAAGGTCAGCCTGCTCCAACTTCGGAGCGATGCAGTATATCCTTGAGCCGTAACCTCCGTCCACATACCAGATGTATTTCGCGATGGCAGCTGCGAACAGTGTCTTGCCGTTCTTCCTGGCTACTACCAGGAGCACTTCACGGAACTGCCGCTTGCCTTTTGCGTCCGTGATGCCGAAGATACAGCTGACGATTGCCTTCTGCCATACTTCCAACTTCAGATAGCTCGGCGCGAGCGGTCCTTCCGTATGAAATGAGTGCGCTTCTATCCACTCAATCGCATCGTTTGCCTTCTTCTGGTCGAACTTGAACGTGCCGTCCTCGAGTTTCGCGATAATGTAGTCATATAAAAGCTCTATCCATCTGCCTACCGTGACAGAACCATTTTTAATTTGCTGGTAGTAAGCATAGATGTAATTATCTTTTAGCTTCTTCGCCATACTTTCATTAAGTCGCTCTCGTTTGCGGGAAAAGATATCCAAACCGACCGCTCCGCCGATTGATGAATTATTTTTTTGACCGGGGGCTATCGTATCTCAACACGCCCGAGCGCATCGACAGTGTAGCGCTTCAGTCTCTTGCGGTGCATATCGCCGTGACACTGTCGGCACAAGAGCTCAAGGTTATCGAAGCTCAGCGATACCGTAGCGTCGTTAACGTTGATTGCATCGAGGTGCTTCTTGTGATGCACTATCTCTCCCGGAACGATGCGTCCCTTCTTGAGGCAGTGTTCGCATAGTCCGCCGACAGACTTGGCGTAAGCATCTCTGCAGGCCTTCCACTGTTCAGTTTTGTAAAACCAATCAACGACCGCCATCTGTAGACCTGTCTTCATCACTAATTATTATTATCTCGTTCCAACCTTCGGAGCGTCACTCGTCATATATCCAATCTTTTCGCATATAAGTTTTATGGTGTTATAAATATTTGATGGTTAAATGCTTCGGTGTTTGGCAGTATGTTTCAAGGTCACTATCTGGCATGGCACTCCCACTCCCAACACTTACTGTAAGATTATCTGATGAAGAGACAATTATGCTTACGTGCCAGTCAGTGTCTGGTATATAACCCTCCAGAGGTGAATCAAGACTATATACTGTGGTCAATGATACTCCATCAAAAATAACTCTGTTTAAATAATTTTCTACATCAATCGGAGAACCCTCATATTTTCCAACAGTTAGGTCTGTCATTGATTGCGGGTTGCCTTCATGATATGTGAGTGTGATATCTTGGTCAAATAATATAGTCCAGTTCAATCCACCCCCACTCGGAGCCGCTTTTGCCCACTCACCACTTACGACAGTCAGCACATCACCATTGTCATCAGCAGTGACTTCTGGCAGTGATGAGCCGCCGCCGCTTTCTGCGACGTCCTCGATGAGGTCAACCATGTCGCTGATGGCAGTGATGTTCTCGATGTCGTCAGTGCCGCCAAGTTTTGCATAAAGTAATTTCAGTGCCTCTAATGTAACCATACTAATTCCTCCTTATGGTCTTCCTGCCATGCGCCACATAATCGTGCAGAACTGTGCACGTGTGAGCGGCTGACTCGGACGGAACGTGCCGTCCTTGTATCCCTGCACATATCCCTGTGATGCCATCCACTCGATAGCCCTGTATGCGGACATGTCCGGTGTGACATCAGTGAATGTCTTCAGCAGTTTGGTCACGTTGCTCGCTATGTCTCTCATGCGTTCCTCCAGATACTGTCCCGGACATGATGTAGCTGCGAACCACTTGTGCAGTGTCATGTACATCACGTCTGGATCTGTGCCGTAGTGTGTTTCAAATTCGTCCCATGTCGGATACCAGAGCAGTTTGTTTTTGGAGTTCCTCTGGCAGATATCCGTGCACAGTGTGAGCAGTGACATGTACGCGATGTCGTTGACCGCATACGGATAGTAGTTGTCCGATGCCGTCTCAATGGTTATCGCGCGGTTGTCGTTCCATGACGATGAACTGCACCAACTGCGGTTAGCCTCGTCAACATACTGCCCGATGCGTCCGTCATATCCGATGCCGTAATTGCTCGATGCCTGACGTGACGGATTGGCGAAGACATCGCCCAAAGCCTCTACGGAACACTGCCCGACCACCATATGGATGGTGATGATGTCGATAGCGTTCCTGCGCTGCCCGGAGTTGTTCGGCGACCACTTAACGTAGTCGACCAGACTGCTGTTACTCATCGTCATCGTCCCCTTTCCCATTGCACAGCTCCTGTGCGGTCTCATCGGTAGCGTCAGGTATCAGGTCAGTTAGTTTTTCCATCTTTGCCTCCTGCGTTGATCAGTGCATTCCATCCTGCTGATATGCCTGCTGCCAGTGCGCCTGCGATTATCGGCAGTGCCCAGACCCACCACTGCGTCCAGTCATAGTCCGTCACGTTCGACAGGACGAGCACTATCTGCGGAATCAGCACCCCGAAGAATGCCTGTACCGCTGTCTTGCCTGCTCTCTGCCACAGATCGTTGATTTTCATATCATTTATCCTTTCTGAACCATTTCGGCGTGACCACGTTCTTCTGCTCCAGCCAGCGTTCAAAGAGGCTTGACAGGTACCAGTTACCTTCGAGATCCGCGAAGTAATGCTCTGCGAGCTTCATGATCTCCGCGATCTCATCAGGATAATCTGCCAGCATCATGAGCAGCTGTGTCCGCAGTTCGTCCTTTTCGCTGACCGCCTGGTTCTTCTCGATCTTATCCAGACGGTTGTTCATGATTGCGAGCTGGTCAGACACTTCCCTGCGTCTTGCCTTGGAATTATTGATTAAATTGAAGATGCCCGAAATGAGAGCACTGAGTGCTCCCGATCCGAGGATGGCCACGATAATGGTTTCCATGTGTGTGTCCTTTCTGTTCTTTCAGCAGACACAATAAAAGGAACCTCCGAAGAGATCCCTTTATACTGCATCTGCCCGAAAGGAGAAGTAAAGCAAGAGTGGCTTTGTTGCCACCTCAACCCGGATACACTATATCACCATAGCAGTTGAAGCGAGTTGAAAGTTTATCTTCGCCCAAACAATTCGTACAAAGATATTCCGTCCCTTGCGAGCCGTTCCTCCATCTTGCGTTTATGATCCCAGACAGCATCCTTGGAATAGCCGACCATCGCTCCGATGTACGTCGCAGGATCGCCTCGCAGATAGTACATGACGAAGATCCTGTCATCAGGGATGTGGCTTTCTTCAAGCTCCGCCCTTTTCTGGTCAAGCATCTCCTTGCGTTCCGCCTTGATGATCTTGACCACACGTATCTTCTGCTCGATAGCCTCATTCGCGATGACGAAATCATCAAGCGGCGAATCATCGCTGACGGAATGTAGGACCTTAACGCTGTCGTAGCGGATCGCGCCTGGCTGAGTCCGCGTGAACAGCTCCAACTGCCTGTCGTAAAGTTCATCCAGAGCCTTTTCGGTCTCGCGATATGATTGCATCAGGATACAATAATCAACGTATAGCATCGCCTTCCTCTATCCACTCTGTGAGTTTATTAATGCATTCCGGGCAGAAGTGATACTCCTCCACGGTCACCTCATTCAGGTCATGTTTCTCCAGTGTCATGACGGTCATGGCGGCTCTGTAGACATGTTCGCCGCACTTATCGCAGATATACTTAACCATTGTTCTTTCCCTTTCGTATAGCGATCAATTCTCCGATCTTCATCGTCTTGTATGTCGCATGGTCAATCTTTGCTGCCGGGCACCCCCTGCAGTATCCGTCCCTACAGAACGTCATGCATATGGCACTTTTAAAAATGCTTGCCCACTCCACGTCAAAATGGTTCGGTTTCGTCCTCTCATGCGTTGTCATGCTTCATCCCCCTTCCTGTATGGCTGTGGCAACGGCATCCATGCAATAACATCTGTCCGTTGTTCTGCATCCACAATCCAGCAGGTTGCTCTATCTAAATACCAACCGAAGTCTGTATATCGAAATGGTGTATCCCCACGCTCATCGAGGATAGTCACAATCACCCAATCGTCATTATCTGGCAATCTGTCCATTATCCACGGTTCTGCGGATGGCAGTTCCAACTCTTTCTCTGCGTGTCTCCAGACATCGGGATAGAAGTCATGGATGTACTCTGCGATATTCAGCTTATGATGGTCATCTGGCTGTGCGGATGGCAA